TAGTCCATGTTCGTTCCTATAATTTGACATTAGTCCATGTTCGTTCCTATAATTTGACATTAGTCCATGTTCGTTCCTATAATTTGACATTAGTCCATGTTCGTTCCATAATACATCAGTCCATGTTCGTTCCATAATACATCAGTCCATGTTCGTTCCTATAATTTTTTGTTACATCAGTCGCGTCATGAGCAGACGAACGCTTCACTTGCCGTTATCGGGAAAGTGTTCCCTCAACAGCATCCCAAAGAGCGTTCTGTCCCCTGTCTCAAAGTGAATTTGTCGGAGAGCAACAATGGCACCAACCTATTGGTGCTCATTGTTCCACCAACTCCACTTTGTGCCGGTGGACTTCACAAAGGGATTGCTACACTTTTGTCTCGGAATCTTAACAAATCGTCTGCTCATGACGCGTTATTACCCATAAAATAGGGTAAAATCGGGTAAAAATAGGGTAAAATAGGGTAAAATCGGGTAAAAATAGGGTAAAAATAGGAAATTTATTGTATTAGTGGAAAATTGGTGGAATTATCCACCAATAACACCAGTTCCACCGGGGTTAGAAAAGTTTTATTTAATTTCAAAAGTGAGGTCTCGTTGTTTTTTAGTAAACAACTATCTCTATTACATGAAAATACCTGACGTAAAAAAATAGTAAATTATTAATAACTGGTTGTTAATAATGGTGGTAATCTATTTAATTGTAGGATTTATTCAAATCTTGGTTCATCCGGTTCAAATGATTTAACTTCTATATTCTGTTTATCTCAAATTCTTCTATTTCGTTCCATATCTTCCTCATTATTATATATATGATTATGTTGATTAAATATAATTTTAATACTATTATCAACATTAACATTTAATTGAATCTTTTGATCTAATTCAAATATATTTAATCGTCTATTAATTTGTCTTGTTAATTCACCAAATAATTGCTTTAAGTCATTTACTGTTAGTATTAGTTGTGTATCATTTGGTATTCTTTTACAACCATATAAATGTCTTAGATCTGATTTAGCTCCTTTAACAGCTATATCTAATAAATTTAATATATCTTGTTCAGACTTTAAATCTCTTAAATTTGCATCATCAAATACAATTGAATCATGTTTTGATTCATCAAAGTTCTTAATTCCTTCATAATGTTTAATAAATAAAGGTTTTTTACCACATGAATGTGCTAATGTTTTAGCTAGAAATGTTTTTCCATATCCTGCCTTACCTACTATCGCTACAGCTTTATTATTAAATAAGTTTTTAAGATCTTTACCTGTTAAATGTTGCATACCTAGTGGTAATGTGCTTTTATCAATATGAGCTAGTTCAAATGGTCATTCTTCATCAGTTATTTTCTTTTCAACATGAAGAATTCCTTTTAAATTCTTTTCTATAATACTTAATTCAGATACAGCTTTATTTGGATCTTCATCAATAAATTCTTTTAAAGCTTTATTAATTCCATTCTTTCTAGCTTGTATTAATATATGTTCTTTTAAACTAATTAATTCTCCTTTGTTATTTGTATAAAGTTTAAAACTCTCACTCTTTATATAATTATTTTCTTTTATAATATATTTTATAACATGGTTTAAATTTCGTACAGATTGATAGTTCCCATGATATATCTTATCTTTTCAATTTAAGTCTAAAAATGATTCACTTCGTATATCATATCTCCTAGGTAAACAAAGTAAAACATGACTATGAATACCTAATTTGTTACTATGTTCTTCTATAGCTATTATATATTTTTTAATATCTAATTTTGTTTGTAATTGCTCTAATATTTCTAAGTGAGTTATTTCTTTGTCTATTTGACTATATGTTAAAAATAGATTCTTTGCATTAATTCTAAATTTCTTTGTCATTGTTCGTTCCTATAATTTGACATTAGTCCATGTTCGTTCCTATAATTTGACATTAGTCCATGTTCGTTCCTATAATTTGACATTAGTCCATGTTCGTTCCTATAATTTGACATTAGTCCATGTTCGTTCCTATAATTTGACATTAGT